GTGGGATATAGCGTAATATAATGGATGCAAGTTCGATATCAGACTTCTTAAGGAATCCATTATACATCGAATATAATATCTCGATAGATGGATTTGACTTAAGATAGACCGGTCTAATATCGACCCCATTAACGAAGTCCCCACCGCATGACTCTCTGAAAGAGCCATGCTTAAAGGATTTTTCGTTATTCACTATGAAGCCTAGATCAGAAAGATTTGATACTAGGCTGTCGGCGTACCGAGTAGGTACAATCATGTCATCGCCGAAGACGCAGAGACTGCGTAAGCGACGGTGTTCACATGAGACGACACATGTAGCCCAAAATATTAGGGTTTCAAGTTCAAAAGTGAAGCCGTTCCCCATAGAAGAAAACTTTTCTTGGAAGATGCTGCTGCCATCAGGTAACACAACAAAGTGTGATCTGGTGTCATATAGCAAAACCCACCAGTCGAAAGGAAGTATCCTCTCGACGAGTTTTCTTGAAATGGTATCGGATGCTGAGGACAAATCGATAGTTGCATGGGTATCCCAACGGGATGCCCTGCGTGCCATCTTTTTGTTAAGCTCAGACTGCCTTGTTATATCAAGGCCACATTTTTTAAGCAATCGATGCTTAATATATGTACCGATACCCTTTTGCAAAAAGCCATTGAGAAATGGCTCGGTGCATATGGGGCGGTCTATGAGGGCGGTCTTGGGGACAGTAGAGAACTTCGAACCAGTAACTACTCTTCCATACCTGTTGGTAAAGAAAGGGGTTACACTGTCTATTTCATCTAAGTGTCTAAGACACGAAGAAGTGACAGTTTGGTTTTTAAGCTTTTGCCTCAATGAGGTAAAGCCCGAGGTTCCCACACTGGCACCTGGACCAGTAGAAGATTCCAAAGAGCTCACAGTAGGTGCAGGACCCAGCACTCGAGATATCAGTCGCGAGACTTCAAACTCAAGTGCAGGATTCTTGGCTGGGCTAGTGTTAAATCTACGACAAACTTCCTCGCATTCGAGAAACTTGTCAAGACATGCACTTGCCCGTCCATCCTTTCCTACAACGTTGCCAAGGTAATCAACGTTTTTCTTGAAAAGTGCTTCTTGTTGACGAACTGAATATGCGACCCAAGGGTCGACATCTTCGTAGTCACCATTAAGTACCTTTCTTTGGTCAACTAAGTTGACACGTTGATCCAAGGCAACATTAAGCTCATGGAGTAGGCTGTCAACCTTATTTTGGTTGAACGGCCTAACGAAGGTCTTTCCGCATCGCTTACGCGAAAAGGCGGAACTTCGTTTAGCAGCTTTCTTCTGAGAAGTAGGCTGAACATGCGATTCAATCGACATGAAAAAGCTCCTGAGCTAAAGTTAGTAGGGTTGGCGACCGTCTTTAATCAGATCCGAAAGGATCTGGTTCTCAACGGCGCCCAAGGAAAGCGAAACAACATCATCCGCTGATGCACTAGGTGCATCAGACGGTATGAGTAGTTGGATTTCGCATTGGACGAAGCCAGCTTTTACACCTTCACCATCCACGTAAGGCAACTGCGTCGTAAGACGCCCACGCTTGACACCACCAGTGCTTGTTTTACATGATCCTAGGATCGTAGCACGAAGTGATGCTGAGACTTCACTGAAATCGGCCCAGGCATAAGTGCCTGTGGTACCGGACAGAGAAGGCTCGAACGTGATATTGTTAGCCTGTGAATCGGTTAGTGTGATTGGGCCATTTTGAGCCATAATAACAACCTATTGGTTAGTTGGTTTAGGGGAAACCCACGCTCTGAAAAAACCATCAGAGAGCAGGCATGTACACTTTCAGTTACCTGGAAGCTTGCTGCACGAGAAGAGAAACCGTTGTCGCTGTCTTAGACAGTAAATTTGACGCCGATTTCAATTCGATGTGCATTGGTGGGAAGTCAACAGTTGATCCACTATGGCGACGAAAAGACGTAAGCCTTGTCGTACGCGTAAGTGAACCATAGTTGTAAGACCCGTTATTCCATGAAGGAATAGACTCTTTAACATCCGATAGCGAAAGCTCGGAGAGGCCACTAAAAGTGACACCACCGAGGCTCGCTGCGAAGCCAACGGCTTCAAGGTAATCGGATAAGTTAGAGAACCAATCAAGTATAAAGGAACCAGGGACAAGTTCATATGCGATAAGGGCCGGGTCATTGAGACCTAGCCTATACGCATTCGTGACATGTCTGGCATCAAGGGACATCATCAGTGATGTTTTTCTTGAAGCCTGACCGGTCGCGGAAACCCTATTATCCTTCTGAAGCGTCCTGACCGTCTTTTCAAAAGACTTTAGGTCAGCGTTCTCAGTAGAATGATAGTAGTTACTGACCTTGTCAACAGAGTCATGCTCAAGACTACTAAACTGGGCCGCGGCGAATATATCGCTCATAAGCGGACGCCAGCCATATTGTAGCTCGAGCAACGTGTTCGCGGGATCTTGCCTTTTAAGAGACTCGATCTTCTTCTTAGGTAAAGAGTTATCTGAACCAAAGAGTAAGCGAACAGCGTCTTCGACTTTGCCCTTCCTAATGGAACGGTAAGAACGAAGGACTCTGTGTGCACGGTTTGCAATCATTGAACCAGTTTTCCCAATCTCGGCAGTTAAAACTGCCATATTAAGATCGGTGGACTTTACAATGGAAGCAAACTCTGCTATAGCCGATAAACGGATCGCGTCAACGTTTATGTTGGCAGGAACGAAGTTCCTAGCGCCAAGATAATTTGACATACGATGGTTTGAATACCAATTACCTTTATAGGTAATTTCGGTTATAGGCTCTACGATGCGTTGTTCGTACAAATTGTATGGGTTCCATTGATCAATACGATCTCTGTACCCAGCTTCGTAACGACCAGCGTATACGTAGGAGTCGCCCTCACGAAACCATTCGGAGGGCTCATCATAGTAGATGTGCATAGTTAGGTTCCTCTAGGACTGAAAGTAGTACAGTCGGGCCGAAAG